ACTGCGGTGTAAACAAAGGTTTTTGTATCATGAGTAATCTCTCTCTAATATCATTTCTAAATAGTGAATTGCTTTCTTAATATCTTCTTCCTTCCCTTTTACAGAGTGCCTGCAGATATACTTTATAGCATTCCCTTCTGCAAAAAGCAACTTGTTCTCGTTTATAAACTCTGCGGGCTGAATCTTCATGGAGTGATAATGTTTCCCTCCCACCTGCTCTTGTAATGATTTATATGTTGATCCTTTAAATATATCTTTGTTTGTCATAGTTTATACTCCTTTGTTATATAAATTTTAATAATGGAAAAGGGTTAGTTCTTTCACCAGGTAACTGAAAAAGATACAGATCTTTTTTACATCTAGTTATCCCTACATAACAAACTCTCACCTCTTCATCTTCCTCTTTCTCACTTCCCATTTCGTAGGCTTTTAATGAGTAACCCCATTCAACGTTCATTACTACTTTATCAGCCTCCATACCTTTGACACCATGAATACTACTTAAAATAATTTTTGTTTTTAAAGTATTATTTTGTTCCCAACATCGATACAAATAATCATTAAAATCATCGTTGTCTCTAAATAAAGCGTTTGGTTTTTTTGGATCACGTTTTCTAGTGGTGTCAAAATAAAATATTTCATGCCAGATTTTATCTAGTGGTGCATTTAAAAAATATTTTCCTGTTAATTGTTCGTATGTAAATGGTTCATCAGTTAATAACTCTGGGAAGGTTGTATCTTTTTTAAATAGTGCTGTTTTCTTTCTATCTTTAATAAACTCTGGTTTTATAAACTCTACCATTTTTCTATACCCAGTCCCTGGTATTGAGTGACCGTCTCGTAAAGAGTTCCAAAATGCTATAATATCTTGGCATTTTTCTGGAAAAGAAGGTTTAAACTTACCCCTGTCATCCACCGTTTGGGATTTTTCTAAAAAAACAAAACCTTTTTCTTTTAAATAAGAAGCGTATTCTCTACAATTTTTTTTCGCTCTTGAACAAAAAATTACATCAGAGTCATGTTTTATTACTTTATCTAATTCTTGAAGATCAACTATTTCGTTTATAGAACCCTCATCCATTATTTTAGGGTCTATTCTTTTTGCACATGAAAATTCATTACCTAATCTAGTTTTAATATTTGATCTAATATTTATAGCTAAATCATATATCTTTCCCGGTAATCTGTGAGACTTTTCTAATCTAATTACGTTTTGTTTTTGACATGGCCACTTTTGAAATATTGATACGTCTGATCCTTTCCATCCGTATATAGCTTGGTCATCATCACCAACTAAAAATAACTCCTCTGTTTTTCTACCTATTTTAGATATGACTTGCCACTCTAGTCTTGAAAGATCTTGAACCTCATCAACTAAAACTAGTTTGTAGCTAGGAAAATCAATTGTTGGCTGCAATGCTCTTAACAACATGTCATCAAAATCAACAAAACCATTGGCATCTTTGAATCTTACTAATTCATTATAAAAATAAATTAATTGATCTGTGTGAACATATTTATATTTATCATTAAGACTTTCTCTAAAATAATTTAAAACTTTACGCCCCTCATCTTTTAATCCTTTCTTAGTACAAAAAGCACCATATATAGATCCATAATTGTGTTGAGCCTTATTTAATACGTCATAGTAAACAGCTAACTTTTTATCTTCTTTCTCTGTCCACACCGCAGGATCTTCATCTTTTGTATCATATTTAGGATCATCTAGCATAAACCAACTACTAGGGTCTGTTGTAAATTTTTTTCTAAATTCTTTTTTTGCGCTTGAATTTAATATATTTACTTTACCTATTCTATCTAAGCAAAATTTGTGTATTGTTGTAATTGATTCAACTTGTTCTTTGTCTAAAAGTTTTTTATTTAAACATCTCTCTTGTAAAGTTTGAATTGTAGCTTTTGCAAACCCAATCATTAAAACTTGATCTGGGTTCATACCACCTTTTAAATATTCACTTAATATCTCTAGTATCTTTGTTGTTTTTCCACAACCCGGACCACCCAATATTTTGTATCTTTTTCTATAAAATCTATCTAACATTAAAATGCACTTTCATCTTTGTTTGAATAATCAGAAACTTCTTGTTGAACTTCTGGTTCAGATTCAAACATTTCTTTGTTTAAAACATAAACCCATCTCTTTACACCCTCTTTAATATGAAACTTTTCTCTAGAAACTCCATTAATTTTTTTTAACATTTGATGGGTAAGATCAGATGTAATAATCCAATCATCAGCTTTTAAATATTTAAAAAAATCTCCAAAAGTAAATCTAATACAACTATCATCCTCAAAAGGTCTTCCTATTAATAATTTCTTTTTGTCTTTACTAACCCTAGTATTGTAACAAAAAGTTTCTAAAGTAGTTTTTAATTTAAATGTTGGAAGACTTTCTTCTGGAGCATCTATCTCTGTTGCTTTTTCTTGTAGGGCTCTTAGCTGCATATCCCAATTTTTAATTTTAGGTGGTGTTTTACCTGTTTGTTCTGTTGCAGCTTCTCTTGCTAAATCTTGTTTAACTAATTCTTTTGAGGACAATCTTACCTCTTCACCATTAAAACCTAGGTACCACATTTTAGGAATTGATGTTACGTAAGATAGTGGACCCAACACTAATTCACTGCTTAGTGATCCGCTAATTCCAAATTTTCTTTTTACACATTCTTCTTTATTACAAAAACTTTTTAACCAATCTTGATCACATCTATATACATAATCTTTTTTATCTCTTGATCCAATTACATTACTAACTTCGTTAAAACTCATACCTTTCCCCGCAGGTTCAAAAAATTTTTTATTATATTCTAATGTTTTATCTTTCCATTCTTCAGGGTATCTTTGTTTAATATAACGAGTCATATCTAATAACACTTCATTTCTTTGACTTTTAGGAACTCCAAAAGAAGCCAAGGCTTGCATACAAGGAGGGCCATCTTTAAACCAATCCCCTGAGTCGCCTTCGTCTATGTTTGATTTTAATTTTTTAAGTTGTGAGGGAGTTACTTTATTTCTTTCGTAGTGTTCAAAGAACTCTTCGAGAGTGGCAGCACCGCCATCCTCCTTTATCATATACCGAACCGTTTTTTTATAATCGTGATAAGGTAAATTTATCCAACTACCTGCAGACCCTTTTTCTAAATTTAAATACTTTTGCACAGGAAAAATTTTGTCAGGTTTGCAATCTCCAAATATATTTTTAATGCTATGTAATTTTTCTCGTAATAATAAAGCTGGTACAGGTTCTGTTAAAAATATATAAATATGTATGCCACCACTTTTAGACTTAAAAGGTATGAATGGCACGTTCAAACTTTTTATTTTTTTAAATAATTCTTTTACGTCTGGCCTGTATTCATCTAAATCTATCGCACCCCACAAACAAGTGCTATCGCTTTTTATGGGACAAAGACCTAAACTATCTGCTTTTATGGTTTTGTTTTTAGTTTTAACTTCAAACTTTATTCCCTCTAAATGTGCTTTCCACATTTCTTCTGTGTGAGCATAAGAAGAAGTAAAAGAGGTTCCAGATTTTTTTCCCTCACCATCGCTTGTATCCATTTGGTGATAACCAAATCTTTCCTCTAGACCTGAAAATATCTCTCTAAATTTTTTAATCATTTTAATTATTTAAGTGGGCGGATCCACTCTCGCATAGCCGCCCACTACCTAGGATTCTAGTATGGTTGCTTAGACTCGTTTTCTTCTGAGCCGTGTTTAGCTTGGACTTCACCCTTACCTACACTTGTCGCAAAGCTTTTAGCCATGTCGTACATATTTTTATCTTCGACAGGACCTACTTTACTCACATCCCAACCAAACCATGTTCCTTTGTCGTTAGACATCTGAACGGTTGATAGTTTATAAATGTGGCTGTATGTTGGCGGAGTAAACAATCCATTTTTACCCTGCATTTTTATACCCATCATCATTGAGTTCCATTTTCTACTAACTTTTAGTTGAGTAGATTTCATAGATATCAACGCTGTTGTTGGGTTATCGCCGAGCACTAATACAAAATGATTAGCTGTGTTATCAAGATAGTTACCATTTGGTAGTCTATCTTTATAGTCTTTACCTCTAGTGGTTTGACTAATGATATCACTATCTGCTTCATGAATTGCAACAGGTGCACCACTACTAGTGCCTCTGTCTTGCCATTCTATGTACTGCCTTTTATAGTGACATGGCACGACATTTAAAGTGTCATACAATTCATTTGTAACCGTGTTGATTATTTTGCCAGGTTCTGCGCCCTCGACATATTTACCATCTCTTTTGTTTACCTCTGGAGATAGTTGTCCCAAAATTTTTAAGAAAGGTAACGCAAGATCTTCCTGCGATATATTCTGGGCTCCTTGTTGTGCATCAGCTTCAAATAAATTTGCTGCTAGTGCACCATTCTTTTTTTCTGCTACTTGGTTCATGTTTATTTGTTCCTTTTTATTGTAGTTTTATTCTCTGA